GGGGTCTGGTCTTGTGCATTCTCTTGTACTATATTGCTTTCTACTTGTTCCATATTACCTTTTCCTTACGTTAACTCTCGTCTTCTTCGAATAAACTTTCTGGTTGTTCTATCTCATTTGACGAGTTCATCAACTGTCGTTGTTGGTCTCCGAGCCTAGCTTGAAATAAGCTAGACGCCATATCAGCTCTATTAGACACCTTATCTAATTTAGAACTAAATTTTTCTACTTCTAATCGCTTCTTAGCATGAACTTCTTCACGCTGAGCTGTTTGTAAGTCACCTTTGACTTTCTTTAATTCTTGTTCCATTGCTTGCATTTGCTGCATCATCTGTTGCATTTGTCCACTTCTACCCATAACGCCATCAATATCCACTAATTCTGATTTCTTTAACACTTCAGTTTGGTCAATTAGGCCCATTTGATACATTTGCATATATGTATTTAACAATGCCATTCTATTCGTTGGTAAGGTAGAACCAGATACTACCTGTATATCATATTTACCAACACCAATATCATGATACCTAACAACTTCACCATTTTCCATTTCTTTATAATAATTAAATCGTTGACTAGTCTCTTCTCCATTAGGTTGTACTAATCTAATTACTTTTTCCTCTGTATATAATTGTTGCATCAAAGGAACAGCAATTGTACCTACTTGATTTAACATATCTTCTATATCATCTCTACGAGATTTAATTCTTCTTTGACCAAATTCATCTACTACAATAGTACCTCTATAAGTAGATGGTGCACCTCTACCCCCACCTTGCATCAACTCATAAATTCCAAATCCATATTCTAGGTCAGACTTTGCATCTGCTTCATTTTTATATAGTTCATTGGGAAGAGGTACTGGACCAGCTACAATTGGTGCACCTAGCTCTGCGTCAAATTCAATAACGCTTGTTCCTGCTCTTCCCCACTCTTCTTCAACTTGTCTTTTATCTACACTACCACGTGGTATTAATAACTTCACATTAGTACTTGTACTAGCGTGTGCAATAATTAAAGAACGAATCTTATTGATATATTCTTGTAATGGTCTATAAATACGTACATCTGACTCTGGAAACGGAGTTCTTAAATGTATATTCATTACAGGTACAATAGGATAATCTTCTATTGGTAAAATTCTTTCATAAAGCAATGAATCTCCTACACTAGCAACCATTCTAATTCTAGGTACATCTACTTCATTGCAAGTTAATTTACCTAATCCTTTTAATTCTTCTGGAGTAATAGGTAATAATGCAATAGTACTACCTGGAATAGAGCCTGGGCCTTCTTCTCCTGGTACTTTCATTGGCTGTTGTGGTACTGGCATACCATTTTGGTCTAATTGCATTGGAGGTAATACAAAATGATATAACGCACCATTTTCTTGTATTTCTTCCATCAACTCTTGAACTGCTTCAGGTTGCCATACTATAGTTTCTTCGCCTGTTGCTTTTCTAACCCTTACATAAAGTTGCGAGTTGTATTGTTCAAATTCTTCATGATTAAATAAAAATTCTCTTTCGCTAAAAGGTTCATATACATTATAGTACGGATGAATCTCTCTAGTATAACGCTCTAAATATCTTCTAACAGTATGTGCCCTATCCTCAACATCTCCAGGAAATACCTGGTCTACTGTCTTAGATAAGTTTGTTACTGGATAATCATCTGATGCTTCTGGCTCTTCTGCTGAGTTTTCAATAATGTCTTCAAACTCAGGATACATCTGCATTGCTGCTTCATCTGTCATGTAGCTTGCCATAATAATATGAGCTGCATCTCTACAAAATTTATCTTTTGAGTTCGGGTCAATATATAAATCTAATGGATTTACTGCTTTTAACTTAACTTCCCCTTTGCCCATGTCAGCATCTGGGTCTTGATATACCATTAACGCACCCATACCGCCAACATAATAATCGTCAATAGCTTGTTTTAACTCTAAGTCTCCTTGACTAATATTCCAAATGTACTGAAATAAATCTGAAAATACCTTTGCTGTATCTCTATCACTATCTTCTCTACCCGTTGCTCTAAATTGTGGAGAGTTATATGTCAATAGAGCTTTTGCAGTTTCTACGATTGGATGTATACGATTAACAACAATAGGTGCTTGCCCTCGTTGTTCAAGTACTTCTTGCTGTTCTTGTGTCCATTGAGCACCTGCTCTAAATTCAATAGACTCTTGAAACTTTTGTGCCCATGGCTCTCTTGAGGAATTGTACTGAGTCCAGAGTTCTCTGGTTACTTGTACTTCAGGATGTGTTTCTCTTTCATCGATATTGCCAGTGTCGTAATTAAATACTAATTTATTTTGACTTTCTGGCTTTCTGCTTTTGGCTTTTCTTTTTTTTATGTCCATGCTCAATCATTATGTAGTTTTTCGGTATCTCTATTTGTTCAATTTTATCTATTTCCGAAATGAAATCATCAAAACTCATACGATATTTTGCAAAATTTTTATCAGCCATTTCTAACTTTGAATTTATAAACAATTTTTTTTAATTGTCAAGAACTTTTTTACATTAATCTCCAGTCTACTTTAGACTTGAAAAAATTGAATTGTTCTTGTTGTTCTTGAGTAGTTTCATCGTGAGATGGTTTGTATGCATTTTTGTTTGCATAAAAAAATCCATCTAGCAAGTCATCGTGTTTACCACGGGGATACAATAGCAGTTCATCTTCAAAGGCCTGCATTGTTTTTTTCATAAATACTTTTTTATTTGCAAATAACGGTTGTAAGCTTTCTAGTCGAAATGATTTACTAGTTCTAGGATTTTCTTTTACTTCTAGTCCAGGAATAAATAATCCTAGCTCTTCTGACTTTTCTTTAATGTATTGACGTAGCATTTCTTGGTATCCAACAGACTCAATACGTGTTTTAGCACTATCGTATACTTTGAAGTTTTCTATAATAGCATCTGCTAATTGTAATGGGGTAGCTCTTTTCCTGTAATAAGGTAGACAAAAACGATTATTGTCTTTATCAACAGCAATATTGAATATGACACTATAGTCTGCTGTTTTTCTAGTACTGCTAGCAGGGTCGACACCAGTGAATACATTCACAGGTCGTCTCTCGTTTACTTCCTCACCATTAAGGTTCGTCAGAACGAGGGTCGACAACCCTGCCTGGTCTGTTTCGATATAGCCATCATAGAACTGAAAGTCCTCTGGTCTAAATAGATTATCTTCATCTCCTACAATTTGACACAAATACTCTCTATAAAATACAGATAATCGATTGATACTTTCTAATTCAGACTTCTTTTTCTTTAATTTGTCTATAGGCCATACCTCTTCCCACAACGCTTCTTCTTTATCAATGTCAGGTCTGTACTCTAAGTTTCTCCAGCCTTCCATACCTTTCAAGGTTTCTACAAGACATCGTTCGTGTTGTGGAGTTCCAATAACAGCAATCCTCCCCTTGATAGGGTCAAGGGAAGGTACACCCGACTGAAGCAGCCAACGAAGATTAAACTCCATTGCTTCTGCTGTTTTAGTGTTTACTTCGTCTTCTGGGTCATCTAAGATAATGAGCGTTGGTCGTTGATTCCCATGTTTAATACCACGAATTTGCTGTCCTGTACCTTTACAGATAACAATACTACCATCTTTCAATTCTATTTCGTTATTACTCCACTTTCGTGCATTCTGCATTCCCCAATATCCAAAAAAGTATCGAAACTCTTGTGAATAGTTTAGTACATCTTTAATTGTTCCCAGGAGCTTCGTAGCGTGCGACTGAGTTCGTGACACAAGTACGACAACCTTAACACCAGGGTCAAACATAAGATGGAACAAAGGAAAAACACCAGCAACAACGGAAGACTTAGCATGACCACGAGGTGCAATAATATTAATTTGTTTTTCTTCTTCCTTTAATAAGTGTTTTGTGATATCGTAATGAAACGATGGTGAGTCTTGACTAAACATATTCGGCATAATCATTCTACCGAACAGAATCATATCATTACGCATCTGTTGTAATATATGTTTTTTATCCATCTTGCTCAAAAACTACTCTGATTCCAAAATCTTTTGCTACCTCAATCAAGGTGGCTAGAAAGATATTAAGATTCTTCTTGTTTCCTGATATAGTTATCTTCTGTTTCACTTGGCAATTCCTGTGTTTTTGTTGCAGTTAATTTTTTTGTTTGCTTTTCAAAGTTTGCTTCTATCTGATGTGATAGGTCTAATTCTAGTGTATCTGTTTGTGTTTTAGCTTTTGGTTTCATATCAAGGTAATCTGATAGCTCTTTTGCTGCTTTAATCATATTACCAGGGTCTTCATTGACTTTTGCTACACCAATAGCATCTTTTATAGTATCTAACACATATCCTTCATCAATTCCACGCTCTGTAAGCACTTCTTTCATCTTATCCTTAATCATTTGCTTCATTCCCTTAGTTTTCAACAATCTTTTTACGGTCCAGGAGGGCTTTTTTTGGTCTGGCCTGTACATTTGCCCTAATTTTTCAAAATCTGGCGTTTTACCAGCAAATATGTACGTCATATACGCATCTAACACATCTTTGGACCTACGTTTTTGTAGTTCTAGCTCCATATTGCTCTTTGTAGACACCGAATTAAAGTTTTTTGACTCCCAATGTGGCTCAAACTCTAACTTACTAGTCTTAGTTACCCATTGTTTTCCATAAGGATAAGTCATTTCTATACCACTTGCATATGTTTTTACTGCAAGACATTGAGCTATATACCCATCATCGGATATTCCCCACTCACCTTCCTTACAATCCTTCCAATGCTTGTATTTCAACTTAAACTCTTTCTTTGGAAAGACTTCATAGTCTACTTCTTGGTAGTTATTTATCTTTAGCTTTCTTGGTATCGTTATCATCTTTAGTAAATTTATCTTCTAAGTACTTTGTAAACTTATCACTTTCTCCTGTAAACTTTACATACTCGTTGAACATTCTATCTGCAGTCATTACCATATGGACTACCTCATCCAATCTCATGGATAGATTCATCAACACTCTAGCAATTTCTTTATTTGTTAACTTTTCTTTTGGTTTTTTCATTTTGTCCTCACCTTAGCTTATAAGCTTAAGCTTATATACTTAATCTTCTAATCTTTTACTTAGTCTTAATAAGTAACACTTAATCTTATAAAAGATTAAGTGTGTTAGTCTTAGTATATACTTAGTCTTAGTATATACTAAACAAATCCCTACATTAATTTTTTTCAACAACTGCAATACCCAACTCCATTTCATCTTGTACAGTAAAGATTTCAATCTGTGCCATAATCAAATCATACATATGAGTTGACTTATCAGGGTCTGCGTCACCAGCAACTACTGCTTTAATCCACTTTCCCTTATTTTTGTCGTATAATTCTATGACTTTCTTTTTCTGAGCCATCATATGATAAGTTAATCATAAACTGCTATTGAAGTCTATAAAAAAATTTTCTAAAAAAAATTGGGATTAGAATGCGTGTGGGAGCTATATATACTACCTACTCCCCCCTCATTTTGGTTGTGTATGTTCGTCTTCGTTGAAAATTTGTGTTCACAAATCCTGAGGGATTTGCTCACACGTTTATTCTTATATGCTCAGTCGTGCCTCCTTCGCCTTGTGTTCCGCTCCGCTCCACACAGCTTTATCTTATTCGCTTCGCTCATAAAGGACTCTATCTTTGTGATTTTATGTTTGTGTTGTGTAGGGTTGGTGTGAGTGAGTAGCATGTCAATCACATTGCAATGTGCTTCTATCCCATTGATAGACAGATTACATCACCTACATTATAAAATCCCTACGTATAAAGCATGTAGATAGCTTCTATCTTATTGCTTTATTTGTGTTGTGTTGTAGGTGTGAGGCCTTTTGTACGGCACACTTTATCAGCGGAGCATTAGCTTCCGATATTGGCGTGTCAGTTGGTAAGCACCTACAACCTATATTAATCTTACTCAACCTTAGGAGGTATAATCATGAGTATTAAATGTGTAATTAGAGTGCAGTATAAAGAAAATTATGGTGCACATTGTTGGGATGGCGAGGGCGAATGTCCTCAGGTTTGGAAGAATAAAGGCGGAGAAACTCTTGTGATAACAGGATTAAATCCCAGAGAAGCTCAGTACATTGAGTCTAGGGGTTTACCTAGATTATCTTCCATCATAGATAATTGCAAAGGAGTGTCATATGCATATGAGGTAGTAGATTACTATCTTGCAGATGATAGTTCTTGGCAAGATGAATTACCTGATTGGCCAATACTTCATCGTGAGGAGTATGATTGTGAATCTTCTCTTTCTATTGCAGAACAGCAAGAAGAATTTGACGACGCTTACGATGCAGCTTGTAGGAATATATTTGACTTGAAATATAGCATGACTACAAAGCAGTGGTATGCACGCAGTCGTTA